GTCCCGCGCGCTCAGTTGCGTGTTAAATTCTTAGGATTCAGGAGATTACTCTCCCTCTTCCTTTTCGGTGACACCGTACAAGGGAGATGAACCACATCTACCAGGTGTGGACTTATCCTAAGCTTGAACACCTAGCTGCGCGTTTATTGAACCTCTCCAGAGTGGCTACTACTCCAGGGCAGACAGACATATCTGTAGGCTGGTAAGCCACTACCTCACCAACACCTACGGACAGTGGACTGCCTGGAGACCCAGAGAGCAGATTCTGGTTTGGCGTTTATATACGCCTCCCACAACTTGCTTAAGGTTGCAGGACGGTCTATACCTCCAAAGACCTCCTGGGGACATCTCCCGATAGAAGAACCCTTGGTATAGCCGGGTCGGCATTCTCACAAAAGCTAGTGAGTCTCCCAGCCACTCCCGAATTCCCAGATCTTCATCCACCAAGAAGCCGGTCTACGCTTCGATTCTTCAAGTTTGATCTTGCAGAAATCGGGCATATACCGTTCCGTCTTGTCTAGACGAGATATGTAATCCGAGAAAGCCTGGAAGGCCTTGTCGAAAGCGGACTCGTCCGGAATAACAAAGTTCTCCGGGCGAGAGAGACGGAATTGCTTAGCATCATATATCTTCCCGCCAATAATTGGTAGGAGCAGATACATGATCTGTTGCGACAACGTCTCCCGATCCGTTATCTCCAAAGACCAACCAGGCTCCGCTGGCTCGAGCGGCGGAATAAACTCTAACATACCGTAGTTGGTCGGACGCATCCAACGGGCATGCCCACTGTACGCATGATCGGTATAGTAGTCAAGAAGAGAATTCAACTTGGCTTCTAGATCGGTCAGAGGCAGTACGCGTGACGAGTTGATCCCGACCATCCCGAACCATTGGTACCAGGAGGCAAACGAAATCTGACTAACCAAGGGTTGGGCTAGAAAGACGAGAGTACGCGCCACGACTCTGGACTGATGTCGAAGAGTCTTGGACAGCGAACCTCGAACCTTGTAGCCCTTCCCAAGGAAGGCCAGAACGTCCGCTGGTCTCCAATCACGCCGAAACTTATTCAGGAGTAAGAGTAGTGCGTCCAGAGACGAACTAGCAGCCGCCGCTTCCCGGAGAGGAAGCGGGGTGCAGTCAATCCCCTTGGCGACGAACCTCTTTGCATACTCGAAAGTCCCATTGTTGGATACAAGGGACTTATGCATCGAGATTCCCACTCCTAACTCTTTCATAAGTTCGAGATATTGGTGGACGACGTGTCGATCCCATATCAACACGTCATCACCCAATACGGCGTACTTTGTGAACCACTCACGAGCACCAGCTCGTCTGGCCGACAACTGCACCAGGAAATGGTGGGTGAGAGCCAACATGGCCCACGAAGAGTAAGCACCCATAGGCTGACCGCAGGCATAGAAAACCTGCGAGGCAACCGACGAGTACTTCTTCGGGACCTTATAGGCCCGCCCGACCAGGAGCTCTTTCCAGGGAGCTCCTAAGCCGGGCTTGAGATAGTCGACTAGGAGAGACTGCAGAGAGACGGGGAGTCTATCTGTAGCGGCCGAAAGATCAAGAGAGGCAACATAACCTCCTTGAACTTCTTCACAGGCCCTTCTCACTCCTTTCATCTGGTCAAAAGTGGAATCTTGAGGTATAAACCTTAAAGACCCAAATATGGCCCGATGCAGGGGATAAAGAAGAGTCTGAGTCCACCAGTCGACCATCGCAAACACTCGCTTCTTCCCCGGTTCTTCCTTGACACCCAATTTTCCAAGGGGCCAAGGAAAGACATTCACTCCCGAGACTAGGGATTTAAACGTGTCCATTCGAGGCAACGCTTCCGGCCCCAGAAGGTCCCCAACCTTTCTGAGACTGGAAAGCAAGTCTGGAAAGTTATAAAACTGAACAGCTTGCTCAAACAGAACCGACATAGACGTCTGTCTCCAAATCAGACGCTGTCGATCCGGCCCGGCGAATACCCCTCCTTTGTTCCGTTTAGATCCCGTCTGGGTACCAGGCCCGGCCTTCTTGAGCTCTAAAGGTTCCCACAGGGGAAACTCGAATTTACACCCCATCTTCTCCAAATCTGAGAAGAAGTGTGGTATAAACCACGAGTAAGCCTTTAGGTTCAAAGAAGGCCCAGGCGTTATGATCGTCTTCACCGAGAATCTTGCGCGGAAGTCCAATACTCGGTATAAACCGAATAAAGTCAACCAGAAACGCAAGAAACGCGGGTCAGCCGACAATAGCGCCCTCCTATGGATCTTCGGTATGATCCTAGGAACGCCCGCCCCAGTCCGGGCGACGCGGCATCCGTAAGGAGATAGATCTTTTACTGATTCCCCCGCAGCAAGCTTCATAAGAAGAATGCTACAGGTTTTCAAATAAATAGCTAGTCCCTTGGACCCGCGCCGTGACCGCAAGTGAATACAGAAGCGGGAAAACGAAATAATAGATAATATCCACGACCGGTTTACGTCACCTAGCCAAAGCCGGGACACTCGGATGAGTGCCCCGACCAAGGCTCGCTCGCGTTTTACGACGAGCTGCCAAGAACGGCCTGCTTCCAAACGCTTCAACCAAGCTTCCCATAGGGTTCTTGTTGTCGAGTTTAGGTTTAGCATGTTAGTTATTATTTATTAATAACCGTTCCCTTCCGTTTGCAGTGTCATGTAAACATAACACTGGGCGGCAGGCACCCCTCCGGGGGTAGGTGGTTAAACCGTGAGGTTGTCTCACTGTTATCCTTCAAGGTGAGAAGTCGGGCGCCAAAAGGCGAACTCGACTCCAGGAACCCCTGGTTACCTCTGTTCAGAGGCCTGTGGAGGTCATCCGAAACGAAATGTTCTTCAAAACAAGTCGCTCATATACCAGTCCGTAGGCATGAACGTGAAAGAGGGCCAATTCTTCCTTTTTCACCTCTCAGAACCCAGTAAGATGCCTCCCTCGCCCGGCTGGGCGAGACGGAGATTCCCTGGGGTCTAGGACAGGTAACAGTTGCAATACAGTTAACCTCGAATGAGTTGAAGCTCACTCGAGACTGAACTACAAATGCTACCAGCCCAGTAGTTGGGATGTAGCTAGAAGGAGATAAACTCC